TTGCTCGCGAAGGCAGAGACTTTCGCAAGTTGGTTGACAAGTATGGATGCACTAGGGCGCAGTGGAAGGCCCTGGTGAGACTGAACGCTCAAAATGGAAGGAGGTAAGAAAATGAGTGTAGAAAGATTTGAACAGCAAGGCTGGCGCTGGGTGTGCGACACTCAGTGTGGGCAAGGACACCGGGAGCTGGTTTTCCAGCACCCGGACTATCCTGGCTTGCTTCTCCACGAGGATTGCTGCGGCAACTGCCGCATCCTCACGGGAGAAGTCGTTGAGGTCGTTGAAAAACGGCCTCGGTTTTATAACAGATATTAAATGAAAGCCAGCTCACTTTGTAGTGAGCTGGCTTTTTTTTGTTTAGGAGGAGACGATGAGGCAACAAATGTTTGCGGGGTTCAAGGCCCCATACCAGAAGCCCACCCAGAAACACCGTCCCGTAGTATGGGAAGGTATTCTGGGCACCGTCTACGCCCGCAGTCCAGAAGGGAAGATCGAGTACTTCGACTACAACTGGGAAGCCACCATGGATTTCGCCCAGTTAGACAGGGAAGGCGCGGACCCTCGGATCTGGAAGACCCCGGAGAGGGTGAACATAAACGAGGAGCACTGCCTGTACGCAGGGCAGCGGGCCATCTGGTCCAAATAGAATAGCCGGGAGGGGGAACACCAGCCCCCCCTTCACCTACCCACCAAAAGGAGACGAGACCATGATGTTTACCTGCATGATCAACGAATGGCTGAATATCAACAGGAAAGTGGAAGGCACTATCGGCGGGAGTTACACCAAAGACTACTGCAAAGCCCACGGGAAGGCATGGGCACATAAGCCTGTGCTCCCCCTCTTGGAAGCAATGCACAGGTTCCAGATGGAAGAGGACTTAAAAATGGCGGAAGCCATAGAAGAACTGTCATAGAAAGGAGACGAAAATGTTTGAATTTGACGATTACACTTACAGGAACGAACACGAATACGCGACATTCCCCTGCCCCAACTGCGGGTGGGAGTGCTGCTGGAATTGCTCGGTAGGATGCAAGAACGACAGCACCGGGGAGGGGGAGTTCACCTGCCCACGGTGCCGGGTAGTTGGAAAATATGAGAACGGGAGGGTGACCCTGACATAACCCAGCCTCTCGTTCCAATTATAAAAGCCTCGCCTTTTCATGAAAGCCAGCTCACTACAAAGTAGGCTGGCTTTTTTTGTTTAGGAGGTGGAGATGATAAAGTTAACTAAAGTAGACGTTGAGGCGGTCAAGTGTCTCGATGTGTTAACTAAAATGAAAAAGAGAGGAGGTGAAAAATAATGCCAAACTTTGCGATGCTGAAGGATACGAAAGTTCGTCTTCATCAAGAGATAAAAAGGACTCTTGATGAGATAGAGAAAGCTGAGCTTTCACTCGCTCTGAAGCGCGAACAACTGCGGCAGCTGAAAATAGACTATGCTGCAGTAGATCGTAAACTCGCTATGCGCGATGGAAGATTTCAGCGCATAGTTAAGAAAAGAAAGGAGGAGAAGAAGGAAATTGAGCTGACCGTGGAGCAGATTCAGAGTGTTGCTTCTAGGTTGGGGATTAAGATCGTTTGAAATTTAAACGGTCTAAAATGAAAGGAGAAAAAGCTATGGCATTTAAAGTAATGATTGAAGGAAGTAAGACTAAAATTATTTCCACTTGCCCTTCATGTGGGAAAGTTTCGTCACTAATGGTGGATACAGAAGATCTCAAAACCTGGCTTACATCCTCAAAGCCAATTCAGAGAGTCTTCACTTATCTCTCACCTGAGGAATGTGAGCTGATGATCTCTGGGCTCTGCTCAGAGTGTTGGGACAAACTTTTTAAAGTTGAGGAGGAATAGAGATGATCGAGAGAGCATGGAAACTTGAAATGGACAGCGTGCGTGAGAAGGTCTCAACCTATAGACCTCCCCTTCCTAAAAAGCGCCAGCGGGTGAGAGCTAGGGCTGAGCGCTCTGGTCCAGTGAAGGTGTTTACGAAAGAGGAAATTGAGAAGTACATTAAGGAAAGGAGTAAGTAATGGTAGTTTTGAAAGGAAAGTATGCAAAGATAGTTGAGGAAATAGAGGAATCCCTCGAACATTCAGAAATTGAGCGTCCTACGATGTCTGATTCGGAGGCATACGATCTGTACAAATTATCTACAATGTACGAGATCGACATGCCCTTCAGATATCTAGTCAGGGCCTTTGTGCTAGTCTACAGAGACTGTGTAATGGCTGGAAAGCCTCTCATCATCGCAGATGCGCTCAAAGCAGTTTGCGCACAGCTAGAACAGAAGAGGACTGTTAATTAGCGTTGAAAAATGCACCAAAAATTACGTTGACATTAACATCGAAGTTCTGTTAATGTCAACGTATCATTCGGCAATAAAGCCGGCTAAACGCAACGTAACTTTAAGGAAAGGAGCAAAAGAATGAAAGACATCACTATCGAGGCGAAAGTACCTGCGAACAAGGAAAAAGGGACAAAAGAGATGCACGGAACCGCTACCGTGCAGTTCGCGGAGAACTTGGATGAAGCGCGCAAGGCGTATGGAGAGGAAGCTATCCTCACCAACGCTTTGGCTAACTGGAAAGTTACGCTCCAGAGCAACATCCGCGCAGGGCTGAAGCGTGGAGAAACACCTGAGCAAATCGCTGCTCGGCTGAAAGATGCCAAAATGGGTGTTGCGCAGACTGGTGCCAAAGTCGATCCGGTCCAAGCTTACCTGGCCAAATTCGCTTCGGCCACGCCTGAGGAACAACAGAAGATGCTCGCTGACCTTAAGAAACGAGCTCAGAAGTAACCTAATCGACCCTGCTTCTTCGGAGGCAGGGTCTTTTTTTCACTTCAAAATTGTACCACATAGTTGGGAATCAAGAACGTTCAAAATTTAAATGATCTAAAAACGAAAGGAAACCAAGATGAACGTAACTCAATGTGTGCACGCTAAGGAAAACCCTCCTGAGATCAGCTTCTTCCAATACAAAGAGCCTCACACAAACTTCTGCACCATAAACATTGTCTGCGACAAGTTCTCCACAATGTACTTCCTAAAGGACCTGAAAGATCTAACCAACTTCAAGAATGCAGTCTTAGAGGCTTACTCAAAGTTACTCAAGGAACTTGGTTATGAGTAATTACCAACGATGGCAGAACATTATGAAGTGCTACCCTTTCGAGGAAAAGCGCTTGATGAAGTGGGAGCCACCTTACATAGTCCAACCTAAGTACGACGGCTTTCGCTGCCGCGCTGTTCCGGTTCAGACTTCCCTAACTCCAACTTATCTCTTGCTAAGCAGCGAAGAGAATCCATTCTACAGCGTTCCTCACTTGAACAAGACTTTCAGCGATCTAATGTTGAACTGCGAACTAGATGGTGAACTCTACTGTCACGGAATGAGCTTTGACCAACTCTCTAGCATCCTATCTCGAACTGTAAACCTCCATGATGACTTCAGCAAGGTCAAATTCCACTGCTTCGACATCATAAATGAGCAGCCTCAGCTACGTCGCTTGCTTCAGATTGAAGCTCTTAAAGGTCTCCATCACTACATTGAAATAGCTCCATTCTGGATTTGTGAGTCATTAGATGAAATAATGTCTGTTTACGACAAACTCATCAACTCCGGATATGAAGGAATCATAGTTCGACATAAAGATGGGAACTACGAGCGTAAGCGCTCGACTATGATTATGAAGTTCAAACCGAAGAAAATAGACACCTACAAAGTAATCGGATATGAAGAGGAAATATCCATAGATGGTAAACCAAAGGATGCACTCGGCTCACTTTGGTGCGCTTCTGGTGATGGCAATCAGTTTTCCGTCGGCTCTGGATTTACCAGAGAACAACGAGAACAGCTCTGGGAAATTCGTGAGGAGTTGATTGGCAAAGAAGTCATTGTCAGCTATCAGCACCTAACGAGTGGGAAAAAGAAGCCACGTTTTCCTGTTTTTGTAGATGTTTTGGGATGAGAAAGGAAACAGTAATGAAAGATACACAACTAACTTGGGATGATCTGGCAAAGCTCTACAATTCAGCAACTGGAATGTCTGCTAGAACAAAGCCAATGAGGGAAGTTTTCAGATGGGCAGAGGCACAGCCTAACAAATTCAAAGTTGATAAGCACGGCTACCTCTGGCTCAAGAATCACACAGAACCTAACCAAAAGAGAAAGGAGCAAAGCTAATGACTGAAAAACTGCGTGAACAAACTCACAAATTCTTCATCGCTGGCGTGCAATTCCATAACCTCAAGAAAGTCATCAACAAGCTTAACGAAGGAGATGTACTCTCACTAGTCCCCGAACCTTCAAACCAATACGATCCTAATGCTGTAAGAATCGAACACCTTGACTACGACGAACAGACCATGTGCGGCTATGTGCCGAAGAAATTTTCTTCCGAAGTAAGTTCAATGATCACTCTTGGAATGTCACCTGTTTGCAAAATCTCTTCGCTCAACCCCAGCGCTAAACCCTGGGAGATGTGCGAAGTAACGATTGAAAAGGATGAAAGCTGATGATGTGTAAAGAATGTAATCAACTAGCTGAAATGAAAGTCCTTCGTAACAAACCTCCTGTCCAAATGCGCTGCTTTGAAGGAACAAAGGTTGTTGAACGAAGCTGTTATGAAGTAACTTCAACTAACCTCTGCATTTACCACAGGAAGAAAAAGGAAGGTCTTTTTGACATAAACTGGGCAGATGTTAGGGCTGGGAAACTTAACTCTACGATGAAAAGAGGTAAGACTCAGAAGAAAGGGACAGAATGAAACTTGCAAAGTGCCTTGAGCGTGAACAGCAAATGGAGCTCGAACTGGCGTATATGAGTTCGACAATTGAGGAATTTAAATTAGAGCTTGCCGAGTATAAAAGAGCTATTGAGAAACACAACCAAAAAATGGAAGCGGTCCCTCTGCGAAAACGCCCGAAAAATTTGGAGTCAGGTCTATTCGTACTCGCAGATTGGTTCGACGCAGTGTACCAGGATGAAGGCGAAAACGACTTGGTGCAGCAGGATCTGCGTCGTTGGGCGAGAGAGCACATGCTCTTGCAAGACGAGCTTAGTGAGTGCCAGACCGAGCGTAACCGGCTACGGAAAGCGCTTAGTTCAATTCTCTCCCTGTGTTCTGAAGGCCAGTATTGGTTAAATGCAGGGTCTTTGTTCGATAGAATCAAAGAAGTAGCCGCTGAAGCACTAAAAGGAGAATAACAGATGAAAATTGTCTACTGCTCCAACTGCGGAAAGGCTCTAAAAGTTACTCGAAAAGCTGTGCCTTCCCTAGGTAAAATCTTTGACCTAATCTCTCCTCACGAATGCTCTGAAACAACTGAATTCGAGTTCAAACCTGAGCCAGTTCCAAAGTTTCAGGAAGAAGCAGATGGGAAATTTGTTCAAAAATTAAACGAACTTTCGCCATCAACTTCAACTTTCGAAATCAAAGACCAGAGGAAAGCAGAAGATGTAAAATCCTCTGCGCCTCCCACTTTACTAAACCAACTAAAGTCACTAAAAGAAGATTAAGGAACTCATCATGAACCCACGAGTGTTCATAGTAAACAAAAGCTCTCATGACTTCAGCGCAGCGAAAAAGTTCGGCAAAATCATCTTTCTAAGCGAGGGTTCAATGAATCGTTATGCAACTAATAACATGTATAGGAAATTCACAGAAATAATGCAAAATAGTAAACCCTGCGACTACATTGTCCCTTGTTCCCTAAACGTGATGAACTCAATAGCGTGCGCTATCTTCTCACACAAACACGGATGTTTGAATTTACTTCTGTTCAAAGACGGCAGTTACATCGAGCGTAACTTGGTACTGTAAATAAACGCACTACTTGACAACACCGTTGTAGTTATGTTATGGTACATCATAATGTAAACAATAAAATGAAAGGAAACAAGATGACTTTTCCAATTAGAGAACGACCAACCTGGTCCATCAAGGACTCAAGTAAACTAACAACCTTCCTCGAATGTCCTCGGATGTATTTCTATGAACACATCTTAGGCTGGCGCCTCGACATCCCAAAGCATGACGCTTACTTCGGCGAGGCATTTCACAAAGCTCGTGAGCATCAACTAACCCACGGCTACGATGATGTCTATGGTGCCTACAACGCTTTCATCGAGCACTATAGAAAAGAATTCCCAGAGGAAAGTGACGAACTTTATCGACCAAAGGATCCACAGGGTGCTTTAATTGCCCTCCTAAAATTCTCCGAAGAACGCTCCAGTGACTTGACCCTAAACGAAGTCATCGAGCTGGACGGTGTGAAGATGCTCGAGATCAGTGGCACCGTCCCTGTTGACCGTGACAGAGTCCTCCACTATCGAATGGACTCTATCATGCGCCGCCTTGAAGATGGAATGATTTTCTCTTGGGACCATAAGACTACCAAGCGCTTCAGCCGCAAATGGCGGGAGCAGTTTCACCTCGGACTACAAAATGGAACTTACACTCACTGTCTTTACTGCATCTTCCCCATTGAACAAGTTCTCGGCATCGAATTCTGTGGAACTGAGTTCAACTACATGAAACGAAACCAAGAGTATCGCATCTCTTTCGAACGCGTCCCTGCGTTCAAAACTCCAGAGCAAATGAACTCTTGGCTCTGGACTGTTAATGACATTCTCGATAACATCGAGAGGGAAACTCACCGCTTGTTCAGTGCAAAGGAAGAGGACTCCACCTTAATGGCCTTCCCTATGAACCCCTGCAGGTGCACCAAGTACTTCGGCTGCCCTTACCATGACTTCTGCTTAGCCTGGCAAAATCCTCTCCAACAATGCTATGAACCACCTAATGGATTCATCGAAGATTTTTGGGACCCTTCAGCGATGGAAACTACAGTGAAAAAGGACTTGGAATGGAAAAACTAAACAGACCAGAAACGCTTCAATCTAAAACAGTCAAGGTCCCTACCGGTCACGGAGACATCTTCATAACTGTCTCCGAGCTCAACAATAAACCTTTTGAGGTCTTCTGCACCATCGGGAAGAGTGGAAAATCTATCCAGGCAAAAGCTGAAGTCACAGGAAGAATGACCTCCCTCGCTCTTCGCTACCAAGTTCCTTTAAAAGAGATCATTGATCAACTAATTGACATCTCTGGTGAAGAGCAGAGGGCGTGGAAAGATGGAGCAATAAAATCTATCCCAGATGCCGTCGCAAAGGTCTTGAAACAACTCTATGGAGAAACCTTATGCAATGTGAATGTGGAGGAGTGTTAAGGGCCCACTATTGGAAAAAGGAACTATGTGATGATGAAAAGGTGGTCCGAGTTCGTCGATGCATAGAGTGCGGTTCACTCTACGAATGCACTGAAACGAGAGGACATAGAATAAGGAAAGGAAAAAAGAATGCCATACGACTACACAAATGAGCTTGAGAAAGTAAGAAATTATTACCAAGGCGATCCACTCCAAAAGCGCTTCTCTGCTCTCGTAACTGGCGAAACAAATGCTGGAAAAACTTACCTCTTAAGGAGTGCGCGCAAACCTATCCACATCGACTCCTTCGATCCTGGCGGAACTAAGTGCTTACGCGATCTCATCGAAAAAGGTGACGTCGTCGCTGACACACGCTGGGAGGACGAAGATCCTTACAACCCTAAGCGTTTCGCAGAGTGGATGAAAGCTACCGACACTCGCTTTCTCATCGACTACTTCAAACACTTTGGAACCTACTGCCTTGACAGCGCTACGACATTTGGAGAAGCTGTAATGGGCTATGGAATGGCTGGGAAGGGCCGCGCTGGGGAAGTCCCACAGCATCGACAAGACTACAATCCACAAAAGGTTTACATGACCAACTATATTAAAAAGCTAATGCGTCTTCCTTGCGATTTCATCTTAACTGGCCACTTGAGGGAAATAAGAAAGTTAATCCACCTAGATACCAAAACAGGGGTAGCTCGTGAAGAGATCAAATACCGATTCTACACAACTGGCCAGGCAGTAGTAACTATTCCCCTCCTGTTCGACGAAATCTATGTTCTAACCTCTAACGACTCACGAGGAGCAGAACCTAAGCGTGAATTACTCATAGATTCTCTCGGAACTTACGTCGCTCGGTCACGGCTCAAAGCTAATGGCAAACTCAGCGTTAAAGAACCTCCTGACATCAAAGCGCTGCTTAAGAAAATAGGCCTTGACTGGAATGACAAGCCGAGATTACCGAAAGGAGGTGATACCCCTGTTGACAAGAGCAACTAACAATTAACCTTAACTTAACTCACTCTAATCCTAAAAAAGGAGAACTAACAATGGCACTTACCGATTATTCTGACATGGAAAATGAGATCGCTGACGCTCCTGAGCCCAAGACCCTTCCTCGCGGAAGCGAAGTCCAAGCTCGCATCATCAACGTAAGAAGCGGAGTGTCTGACAAAAACGGAGCACAGTGGTACTCTCCAGTCTTCGATGTCCCTGCTGACCCTATGGTCATGGAGTTCAATGACTTCTTCTGGGACCTCGCTGATCGTGACAAGCTTGATCCAAAGTCTGCTCAACGCGCACTTAACAAGTTCAAAAATTTCGCAGCTGCTATGGGCTTAGACTATTCCCAACCCTTTGATTGGGAAGAGGACCTGATCGGCCTTGAAGGCTGGGTCATTCTCGGTGTGCGCAAAAGCGATGAGTACGGAGATCAGAACACGGTCTCTAAATACGTCATTAAGCGTTAGATTGATTAAAATTTAAACAAACTATGGCACAGGCCTCAGTGCTTGTGTCATAGTTTTTAATGAAAGGAAAAGAAATGACTCATGAACAATTTATAAAGTTCAGAAACGCCCTCGACTCGCATTGCTCTTCACTCCTAAACGATACTAAACGAAAAGAATACGACTACGAAGACATCGACCGTCTCAGTCAATTCAAGCGAGCTGGGGCTTTAAAGTCTGAACATCCTGTCCTTTCCCTCTGCGGAATGATGGTGAAGCATGAAACCTCTATCCATGACATGGCTAGGGCAATTAACTCTGGTGAAGTCTTTACTAAAGAAAAGTGGATGGAGAAGCTAGGTGACCTCCGCAATTACTGCGACCTATGTTTCGCACTGCTCTACGATACAGGAGAAATCTAATGGATGATACTTACTTCCTAGCTCGACGTCAGCGTTGGGATAGTTACTATCACCTAATCTGTACCTCAGTAGCTTCAAAATCACCCTGCTTGAGTCGCCAGATAGGTGCTATACTGGTCATTGACAACTCAATTATCTCAACAGGTTACAACGGCCCTCCTCGTGGCATCCCTCATTGTGGCAAAGACAGGTTTAAAAAAGATAGGGAAATATCTGCCCTCCTCACTAACCATCCAGACTATGAAGAACTCTTCACCACAAGAGACATCCTCACAACCTGTCCGCGCTACCTCCTCGGGTTCAAAAGCGGTGAAGGAATGGAACTCTGCCCAGCTCAACATGCAGAAGAAAACTGCGTAAGCAATGCAGCTCGTAATGGAGTCAGCACTATTGGCTCTACTCTCTACATGAACTGCATCATTCCTTGCCAGAAGTGTCTCGGCACACTTATCAACGCAGGAGTTATTGAAATAGTAGTTGAAAACGATACTGTCTACGACAGACATTCAACCTACTTAATCGACAATAGTAGTTTAAAAATAAGGGAGTTCACACTATGAATATTCTCATCCTCGGTTCCGACGGCTACATTGGTCACTCATTAACCATTCACCTTTTGAAAAAAGGACACATTGTCACAGGGCTTGACAACTTCTCTCGGCGCGCAAGGGTTGATGAAGTAGGGTCTAACTCCCTAACTCCAATCCCTCCTGTTATCGCCCGCAAGCATTTGATCAAAAGTATTTATCCAAACTATCAAGACTCAATATCTTTCACTCTCGGCGTCGAAGACCCTAACAACCTCCGATGTATTCTCAGCTTGTACAAACCTGAAGCAATCGTCCACTTAGCTGAGCAGCCTTCAGCACCTTACTCAATGATAGATGCCTACACAGCAAGTGCAACCCAGCTGGAAAACGTAGTCGGTACATTGCACCTGCTTTGGGCTATGGCTACTGCCTGTCCTAAAGCTCACTTGATTAAGCTTGGAACGATGGGAGAGTACGGCTGCTATGACGATAAGACAGAGATACTAACTAGCTCTGGTTGGAAACTATTTAATCAGCTTACAGGGACTGAGGAAGTAGCAACTAGAACTAGTGATGATCGTAATGTAGTATTTAAAATCCCAAACTCTATTCATGAGTATGATTTTGATGGAGATCTTTACTGTCTCCAGAATAATAGACTAGACATGATGGTTACACCTAATCATAGGATGTTCACTGTTAAAAGGTCTGGGTCAGATTACTATGGTCTGAGAGAGGAAATAGCAGAAAACATTATAAATAAGTCAAGAGTCTATGATATAGGTCTTAAATGGGAAGGTGAAGATATAGACACATTTGATATTCTTGGTAATACTATTCCAGCAGGCATATGGCTTAAATTCTTAGGTTGGTTTTTATCTGAGGGGTCAGTAGAAGTTAGAAAAGATAGACCAAATCCTTATAGAATAGTAATTAAGCAGAAGAATACTCAATCATATGAGACAAGAAAATGTATGCAGGATATGGCTGATGTATTAGCTGTCCCATTCCATGAGTATAAAGAAGGTAATATAGATGTATTTATACTATCTGGAAAAGATTTGGCTAACTATATGTTAAATAGGTTTGGGCGATCTAAAGATAAGTTTATCCCTCAAGACATAAAACAACTTAATCAGAGATATTTAAATATCTTACTTGGGTATCTCTTAGCTGGAGACGGCTGGAAGCATCATAGAGGGTTTAGATATGCAACTATATCTGAGCGCCTCGCAGATGATGTACAAGAGGTTGCATTAAAATGTGGATGGGCAGCAACTATATCACCTAGAACTATCTCTTCTGGAAATACTATGTACACAGTTAACATATCAAAGTCAGTATACTCTCATGTAAACCATAACAAAGATAAATTTAATGACTCTTGGGCACCTTATAAAGGCAAAGTCTATTGTGTAAATGTAGGTGGTGATGGAATTATTTTTGTTAGAAGAAATGGTAAACCTTACTGGAGTGGAAACACACCTAACTGCGACATACCTGAAGGGAAAATCCCAAGCAATTGCCTAGACGGTATCTACCCAGAAGTTAAATGCCCTATGTCTGGCCTCCTCTTCCCTCGAACACCTGGTTCCTTCTATCACGCATCAAAGGTAATGGACACTATTAACATCGAATTTGCCTGTCGTAACTGGGGTCTTCGCTCCACTGACATCATGCAAGGTGTAGTCTTCGGACTTAACGAGACTGACAATGAAGAACTCCTAACTCGCTTTGATTACGATTCTTATTTCGGCACAGCTATCAACCGATTCTGTGCGCAAGCAGTCTCTGGTCACACCCTTACTGTCTACGGCGAAGGTAATCAAACCAGAGGCTTCTTACCTCTCAAAGACTCCCTCCAGTGTCTTACCCTCGCTATCGAAAACCCACCTTCACCAGGTGAATATAGAACCCTCAACCAATATGAGGACCTCTACTCAATCAATGACTTAGCAAATCGCGTGAAGGAACTATCATCATCCCTTGGCCTGACACCTTCAATCTCCCACATCTCCAATCCTCGTAATGAGGCTGAAAATCATTACTACAATCCGACTAACAAAAACCTCTTCACCTTAGGCTATAAACCAACTCATTCAATCAACCCAGAAATCTCCACTCTTCTCTCAACCTGCTTTCAGTACAAAAGTAGGATCAAAAAAGAA